TGCCGATATAGCCCAGCTTCCGCATTTTGTTATCATCGCCAAACGCAAACGCGGCAAGCGCTTCGGTTCCGATAAGCTGAGCGTCTGCAACGGCGGCGGCGTCCGACATGTTGGACGCGTCCCCGTCTTCAAGCAAAACGGTAAAGGTCACATCGGTGTCAGTGTTTGCGCCGACGTTGATAAGGTAGGTCAGCGAGCCAAAGCCGAGCCGGTCAACGGTGTTGCCGACAAGCGCGGTGTTGTCCGTTCGGGCGGCAACGGGTGCCAAGACCTGAACGGGGGCGATGTTGCTCATTTGATCACGCATTTGATTTACTCCTTCAGCGTGTAAAGCGGGGCGGCAGGATCACCGCCCCGTTAGTTATCAGGACGCGAGCTTGATGAGCTGGAGCGCCTCGAAGTTAATGACCGCACCGCCGACCCGCTTGGTCGAGTAGAACTCAACAAACGGCTTTGCGGAGAACGGGTCTCGCAGCGTGCGAATGCCCACGCGGTCAACGATCTGATAAGCCGAACGCATGTCGCCAACCGCAATGGAAAGCGAGCCGGTCGCCGGATCGGGCATATCCTCGAACGAGGCAACCGGATAGCCGAGGAGCGTGGCAGGCTGGCCCGCCGCAATCCCGGGGGACCACAGGTAAGCGCCGTCGCTATCCTTGGTCTTGCGCAGGAGCGCCGTGGTCGCGCGGTTAGTGAACCACGAGGCGTTGGAGCGATACGCCCCCTTGAGGTTGTAAAGCGCGGTCAGCAACACGTCGCCACCGTTCGGAGCCGCCGCAAGCTCGCCGTTCACGCCGCTGTTCGTGACCGGAATCTGGCCGGGGTTGGTCACCCCCGCCGGATAAGTGAGGAACCCGCGCGGCTGACCGACGCCATCGCCGGTGACAAACGATTCCGCCTCAGCGCGCGCGAAGCGATCCGCGACCTTGCCAGCAAGCCACTGCTCGATGTTGATTTCGGGATCGTCCAACATTTGCTGCGTGGCGCTCGGATTTGCATACATCTCATGCACGGCGATGCGCCACGCCCCGAAATTCGGCGTGCTGGTGACAGGGCGCGCGGCGGTCTCAGCGACCCAACCATAGCCAACTTCGTTCAGGTCAAAGAGGCCTTCCAGAGCGTCTTTGCTGATAACCTGCACCGCAGCATAGGCGCGCATCGGCGAGGTCTCGAAGATCTTCGTAACGATTGCGCCGGACATATCCGGGTTGACGGTGTAGCCGCCGGTCGCGTCGCCGCCGACAGACAGGGCCTTGCGCTCGTCGTGGTCGAGGCTGTCCGGGCCCTTCCTGAAGTAGCTCTCGATCAGACTTCCATACGCCTTGAGGCCCTCGCCGGTCATCTGACGCGCCTGCGTCTCGCCGACAAAGCCACCGGCCTGGCGACGCCACGAAGCGGCCTTTGCCTCCATCGCCGCATCAACGTCAATCGGGTTGCCATGATCGTCAACCACGACGCGAGCGGCGCGCTTAGACGCCAGCACGGCCTCGTCTGCAACGGCCTGAGCGGCGGCAATGGTAATCTCCATCTTGGCCAACTTCGCTTCGGTCAGCGGGTCGGCGCTGCCCTTGGCTTCGATCTGCGCAAGGCGCTCGTCGTTGGCCTTCTTGTAGGCGTCAAACCCGGTGTGAATCGCCTTGATGGCGTCCGCAACGCCCTTGATTTCATCAGTCATTGGAATGCTTTCCCGAAAGATTGAAGGAGGTTTGCGAGGTCGGCGCGAGCCGCGTCCTCGGCCTTGCCATCGTCCGCCGCAGCATCCCGCCGGGAGAGGTAGCCTCTGAAGCCAAGCGATGTGATCGCCGTGGCGTCTGCTTTTGAGTATCCTGCATCCCGCAGAAACCGTTCGAATTGGCGCTCAGTCTCGATTCCCTTGACTGCCGTGACTAGCGCATCAGGCAACATCGGGAACGTGACGAGCGAAATTTCCATGAGGTCGATTGCCGTGAGGCGGCGCACTCGGCCGTCCGCTTCAGGCTCGGCCTCGCGCACGCGATAGCCGATCGACATGGAGTCGATGGCCCCGGCGCGCAACAGGATCAAAGCCTCAGCGCCCTGCTTGACGTCGGCAAGAAGCCTGCCCTTGACCTTTAGCCCATAATCATCCTCGGCGATGGACTCATAAACGCCGATCACCTTGGATGTATCGTGCTGCCACAGCATTTTGACCTTGCGGCCCGTGTTGAGCGACGCGCGGAAAGCGCCCGGCGCGACCACGTCTAGGCCTTGATCGACCACGCCGAAAACCGAGGCATACCCCTCAAACGTCCCGTCTGAATCCGGCATTGCCTTGATAAGCGCGGGCGAGTGTTTGGTTTGCATTTATCGGCCCTCATTGCGTGTTGGCTAACTGTAGCACGTTTGCAACACTGTGGCTAGAGTATCACAAACGCCACCGCGCATCGGCAATTGTGATTGATTATGCCGTTGCATAGTAGTATGCTGTTATCACTCTCAAAGTTGTAGACAGGGCCGTCATAATGAAAAGCCTCGACCGAAGCGCATTTTCTAAACTCGAAGGAAGACCCTGCGAAAGGTGGGCGATCATCAGAAAAAGCAACCACGCCGAGGTTAGGCGATTGCTCGATCATGGCCATTCGGCTAATTCCATCGCCAAGGTGATCGGGTCGTCGAGAAGCATGGTGAATACCATCATGGAAGAGCTTGGCATTGCTAGGCTTGACATCTCCGAGGGGAACCGCCGCGCCGCTGCTATGATGACCGAAGCTGAGCGCTCTAGCCGGGCTGTCGCTGCCCACGAGGCAATCCGAAAAATCGGTCGTCACGCTCCGACGCAAGCCGCACATTCCCGACGCAAGCAATCCTCCCTCGATTACGTCGGTGTTGGCGAAGGCGATCTCGCCAAAAAGTTGACGGCCAAGGGCCTCCATCCGGTTCCGCAGGCCGCCGTCGAAGGTTACAACATTGACCTCCTCTGCGACCATCTCGCCGTGGAAGTCCATAACTACGCTTCCCGGCCCGCCAACACTACGCAAGCGGCGACCCGCATTGCAAAGCTCCTCAGCAGAGGCATATCCATCATCTACGTCCAAACCGGACCACGCTGGCCCATCATCACCGAAGCCGCTGTAAACCAAGTCGTCGCCTTCTACCATGAGACCAGCAGCGACCCATCCCCTGCGGGTAAGTATCGGGTGGTTAGGAGTGACGGTCAGGTTGACTGGACCGCCGAGAGACAGCTTGACCATTTGGCCGACGTAATGGCGGCTTATTCCGCCCTTAAGTCCCGCTAGGCAAACCATTGTATCCGGGTGGAGGCAATTTATCGTCTCACTGGCCCTCCCGCCGGGATCGCCTGGATACATCAGCCGCGTCCCGCCAACGCTAAACGGCTCGTCCGCGCCCACGTCCTGACCGTCCGCGCGCCTGTGGCTGTCACGGGTCCGCGCATCGCTGCCCGCCATCCACTCGCGCCGATACTCAAGGCCTTCCTCTCGAATGGCGGCGTCTGCGCCCGCGTTGGCTGCGCCGTGGGTTTCGGTGCGGGCAATAAGGTTGGCGCGTCCAATGCTAAGGCTCGGGACATTCTCAAGGATGCGCGCGCCAATACCGGCCTGGCCTAGCCCGTCCTCATAGCCGCGCCGCACGCCGTCAACGATGCTCGCGCGCGTGGTCTCGGAGACGTAAGTGATGCGCTGCCGGATCGCCTCGGACGCCACGTATCGCAGCGCAAACGTCCGCATGATCGCCGCGAAATCTTTGCGCTCGGTCGGGCCTGCGCCCGCCTTAGCAACGCGGTTAATCCGCTGCGAAAACGCTAGAATGCTCTCGCCTGCCATCGACGCATAGAGCGCTTCGACCCGCTCGATGTGGTCGCGCGCCGCTGGCACTTCGCCGGTGATCTCCCAAAACGCAATCATCTCGCGCATTGTGGCGCTGATTTCGCGTCGCATCCGCCGCTCGAATTTACCCGACAGACGGTCAAGCAATAGGCCTTGCGCTCGCAATTCCTGAGCGCGGGTGTTGCCGGTGGCGAGCGTCATTTGACGTCGTGCCCATATGCCAGCGCCTTGGCGAGAGCGGGGGATATGTCGGCAGGCAGGATCGGCTCGCTTGCCATGCTAAGGCTGATTTGCGAGGACTGCACAAGCACAACGTCGCCGCCCTCAATCGGGTCGTAGCCCTTCATCTCGCGCCGCTCATTAATGGTGAGATCGTCGGACATATTCGCCATGTCCCAAAGCGCGCTCCGCTTATCAACGATGGCGGGCACTTGGTCATAGTCCGCTTTGATCTGGACGCCCTGTGGCTTGCCTAACCATGCGCTCCAATCCTGCGCGATTAGATCGACGAGTGGGATAACCGTGTCTTCCCAAAACGCAAGCCGAGCCTCTTTATAATTGGAATACGTGTTGTCGCCGGGGATGCCCAGCATCTGAGGCGGCACGCCAAAGGCAAGCGCAATGTCGCGCGCCGCGCTATTCTTGGCCTCTTGGATGCCCATGTCGGTTGGGCTTAAACCCATCTCGTGCCACGTCAAGCCGCCTTCGAGAATCATCGGACGGCCTGCGTTGTGCGACCCCGAATACTGGTCTTGCACCTCGGCTTTGAGCCGCTGGAACGCATCTTCGCCTAGCACCGAGTCACCGCTTGCCACGAGCGCACCGGATGGGCGAGCGCTGTTTTGCAAGAGCGCCTGCATATACTTCATCGCCTCGTTATGCTGGTCAACAGCGTATGCGCCGGACTCGACGGGGCTTTGACCATACCAATCGTTGATCGGGTTGAACGCCTTCATGTGGCGCAGGTCAAAGGCCCCGCTTGGCGAACGCGCAAAGATGACCTTTTTGCCGCCAACCTTGTAGCAATAGTATTCCGGCAAGCCATTAGCCGCAGGGATGATTTGCATACGGTCCGGGCGAAGCTGGTAAAGCTCGCGGGCCTGCCCCGCGACCGTCACGCGCTCCTCATAGCCGTTGCCCGCTAGAAGGTAATACCCCACCTTGGCGCGGATATACTCGGCCCCGGACTGCATCGGGTTTGGCTGCGCGATCAACTCCAACAGCGGGTGCGCGATAAGCTCCTGCTCGCCACGGAACGCCAGCCACCGAACCGACGCCACCGCGTCACAGATGCGGTTGACGGCCTGATAGGCGATGACGTTGCGCCGGTATGCCTCGTCCGCAAACGCCGCATAGTCGCGCGGAGACCACACGGGTTGGCCTGGCGTCATGACATGCGTGTAAGCGGCTGCGGATTCTTTGACGCTCGGCACGTCAGCGCGCCGAAAGAAGCTCGGTAATCTCATCTATGCGACCTCTGCGGCGTGGCTGTTGCCGAAAGGTAACACGTTTAGCAATGTGTTGCCACTGCGCCACACATGGCACGGGATAGGTGTAGGCCGTCCACCTATCTTGTGCCATGCATCACAGCGGCCCTAGAGCCTGCGTAGCCTCGGAG